ATCTTGCGGTGACGGATTTGGCGGCTCATCTGCGCTTCAGCAAGCGAGATGAAGTTCGGAATAGCAGCCGTCAGATCGGATCGATTGAGCCAATCGGCGACTGCGGTCCTCAACTCTGAATACGTCGTAATCGCCATTAAACAGTCCCCGGCCTTGTGCGGAAGTAACGATTGTCAGGATCGTTCAGCCACTTCTTCATCGCCTCTTGGTCTTTAGTTATACCTTGGCGCTCAAGTTCATAATACACTGAAATCGGGATGCTGCCAACCTTTGTCCACTCACCCCAACGTTCGGGCGCATCGTTAAATTCGCGTCTGTTCTGCTCGATGATTGCGGAAACGTCTTGCTCTTTCGAGATGATCGCTTCGTCTTTACCGGCATCATAATCGTAAAAAGTTTTGACGCCTGTGAAAGCATCGTCGTTGATAAGGCGTTTAGTCATAAAACCCTCAATAGTTAGATGAGGGGGCACTATGCCCCCTCACCCAGTTAGACCTTCTTACGAAGTGGTCAAGTCAGCTACGATACCGTGAGCGGCTTGGTTGTTCACCTTCAGACCGTACTCAACAAGCAACAGAGCCTTCTCGGCGTCACCAGTTTTCGCCAAGTCCATCTTCTGGATTGGACGAAGAACTGCCAACGATGCGTAGTCAGGATCGACGATGAACGCATCGCGGTCACGCTGGAAGCGGTTAGGAACGATGTTGACCGTACCGAAGTCAGACACATACACGTCGGCTGCGCCGATGATTTGCGCCTGCTGGCCAGCAGGAACGTCACGGAAACGTGTGGCGATACCTGTGAAACCGGAAGCGACCGTCTTGTTGAACGGACCAACCATCAACATCTTAGGCGTACCACCCGAAGTCCAGACGCTCTGGATAACACCCTTCAACAGGGTTTCCGTGAACGCACGCTGCGTACCATCGGTACGAGCAGCAGTTGGGGTCGAGCCAACAGTTGGGTTCGCACCGCCTGAACCGAACGAGGTGTTCGAAGTCAACCACGCAGGCAGACCAGCAGTACGACGTGCAGTCGTGGTGTTACCAGCAACAGAAGCTTGGTTGGCAAGCAATGCGCTTTCCATGTCACGCTTCAGTTCCGAACCCAGCTTAGCAAGCTGATAGGTCATTTCGTTACGACGACCAGCCTTATCGACTGCTTCAAGCGTACCGGAGATTACGACGTTCTTCGTGCTGATCTGCGTGTAGTTACCAACGCGAGCGGTTGGCGTAACAGCGGTGAACGAAGAAATGTCGTCACCTTCGAGAGCGGCGTTAGAAGCTGAGGCCGCAGCCAAAACGTCTGTCTGCCATTCGTAGTAGGTGTTCTTGACGCTCTCGCGGCCGATGTTCGAAATGAACGGGGTTTCTTCTGGCGAGATGTTATAGATAACGTTCGACAAGTCTTCACGAATACCGATAGCGGAGTACCGGGTAAATGTATTTGCTACAATAGCCATTAGTTCAAATCCTTATTAAATGAGTTTATCCAACAAGGCCGCTGCGTCTGCAACACGGCCTGTACGCGCAAGGCGCTGGGACGCTTTCTTTACATCGGAAGAACGGTTATTGACTTGAGTTCCTGAAGAACCGGGGCGAACGATCCGGGCAACCTTCTTTGGCTGGGCCTTCACTTTTTCCACTTTCTTCGAACCCTTATCAAACATCATAGCTTTGCGAAGGATCGAGACGTGACTGGCTTGAACAAGTGCGCTTAGGTCGCGTTCACTAAACCCATTGTTTATAGCCCATTCACGAAGTTCCTTAGCTTCGCTTTGCATTGTACCTTCGTCTTTCCATTCCGGAATGACTTCAGTGAGTTTGGCGCGCTCTGACTGCACAATGTCAGCCAATGCCCGCTGTTGCTCTTTGGTCATCTCTTCAGCAATCCGCTGCTGTTCAGTGTTAATTGCCTGAAGTTTAGCGGCTCGTTCCTGACGAGACTTATTCCAATGCCGTTCTAACCGCGCCGCCTCAATGGGGTCTTCATTATAAAGATTGTCCCAATCAGGCTCAGCCTCGGACTGTACCTCAAGTTGCGCTTTAAGCGCAGGTAGCAGTTCCGCGTATTGAGCGCGTTCCATTCGGATCGCTTCGGCTTCGCCTTGGAACGACTTGCGTTCTTCGGCTAATGCCTGAGTTTTCCGTGTGTAATCCGAATAACGAGAATAACCTTTCCGAAGTTCGTCAAGGGTGACTTCCGTTTCTTCACCGTCAAGTTTAACCTTGATGGTTAGATCGTCAGGAAGTTCCTGTTCGATAACCTCTTCGTTGTCGTCCTCTTCATCTCGGTCGGACTGTTCGTATTCCTCTTCTTCCGAGTAATCCTCGGCTTCAGTTTCTTCCGCGTCGTCCTGAGCCTCTTCAGGCTCTTGCGCCTCGGCCTCGTCTTGGGTGTCCTCATCAGGGCCAAGCAATTGGTCGATGGCTAGTGTTGCTTCGTGGAGGCCGATCCCTGCACTGGGGTTGCCGACTTGTTCCGTCATATAGCACCTTCTTTGTTAAATGTTAACTCCTCGATTGGGCGACTAGGCCGTCATCAAGAATTGCCTGTAGGCGGGCTTTCAACCGCTCAAGTCCTTTGAGCGTGTGAAACATGTCAGAGCGTCCGCTATAGTCAGTATGTGCTGACATACGCCACTCTTCAAAAATATCTTTTTCCACTGCGGCAAATGCCTCCTTGAGAATGTCATCCTCAAGAAGACGCTTTGCGTGGTTAGCTTTTGTAATAGGGTCCATTAGATCAACGGCTCGTATCTAGGGTTAGTTACCATTGCGGGCTGCGCTTGGGGAACTGCCATAATGGGTTGCGCTTGGGGAGCAGCACCCGCAGAGAAAAGGCCGTATCCCGGCTGGAAGAACATAGCTTCTGGGCCGAAACCATACCGCTCATAGTCTATGATGTTTGGATTGGCGCGCATATCTTGGCCGGGGGCAAAACCTACGCCCGTGCCAAATGGGGAGACATACGGCGTAGTCGGGCCGGTATCGCCGCCGCCAGCCAAAAGATTTTTCAGAAGATCGGCCCCGACACCGCCAAGGGATAGGAGTTGAGGTATGGTTAGACCAGTACCAAGAACGCCATCTTTATTAGAAGGTGGTGTACCGGCTGTCTGCGCCGCTGTAAGCGCACCGCCGATTGTCGCAGGAATTGCGGTCTCAAAGCCCGGTATTGGTAAGGGCGCGGCCGTTGCCTGTGGCGCGGTAACAACAATAGTCTCGTCTGCAATCGCGGGTTCCGACGGTAGGGGTTCCGGAAGCACGCTCTTTGGTAGAAATTCCGTGGCTATGGGTTCGAATACACCCGACAATACGCCGCCGTAGTTTGGTGCGGTGGCTGTGGCTCTATTTGCGAGTACGTTGATAGGTTCTATACCGGCGTACATATCAACTGGCGGTAGCAACGCTTCCGGCAGCGGCTGTTGCGCAAACTGCTCGGCTGGCGTCTTGTAGCCACTTAGCGCACGCGCAGCCGCGTTGCCTGCTTCCGATAGAGCCGCTTGGCCGAGCGCGCCGCCCGCCGACTGTAACGCCTGCGACACCCCTGATACAACGATGTCGCCTGCGCTCCCAGCGGCTTGGCCAGCAACTTGCCCGGCCACCTGTCCAGCAGCTTGCCCGCCAGTGTTGCTAAGCGCGCCGCCGATAGCCGTATCTAGACCGGTTCCGCTTACTACGCCCGCCGTCCCCGCCGCAAGAGCCGCCCGCTTCAAAGCATCTTCAAGACTACGGCCCTGTAATCCGCTTGATGCGGCAGAGCCAAGAGCCGCACCCAAAACAGGGCCGACACCGGGAATGAATGTTGCGGCAAATGGAAGGACATAATCCGCTAAGAAACCAAGGCCGCTTTGCGACGGGGCTGCGTAGGCAACGTCGATGTAACGGTTTGGGCCAATGCTGCCATCGACTATTGTGTTTTCGCCTTTTTGTATTTTAAAGTTAGCGTTTTTCCCAAGGTCATCACTGAGGCTTTGGGCCACGGCAACCGCTCTCTTCGCGCCCTCAACGCCAACACCGCTGAAGATAACATTACCTTTACCGTCCACAACGCGAACCTCTTGTTCGTCGTAGATATCGAACGTGTTATCATCTCCAAAGGAAAGCCCTTTTTTACCAGCGTATGGGCCTACAATAGATGTTCCGCGAGGCGGCGTGTTCGCCGCAATCCGCCGCGCTTCTCGCTCTTCGATTGTTAGCGGAGCCGCGAGAGGGGCTGCGGTTTCGACAGGTGCTGCGGTTTCGACAGGTGCTGCAAGAGGCCCCGCCAAAGGCGCAGCAACCGGTGCTGCGGTTTCAACAGGGGCGGCAAGAGGTCCGGCCAACGGTGCGGCCTCAACGGTCGCAGGCTCCACGGCTGGTGTGTAAACTGGTTCTGGCGCTGGAGCAACAGCCGCAGCTTGAGCCTGTGCCGCAGCTTGAGCCTGTGCCGCAGCTTGAGCCTGTGCCGCAGCTTGAGCCTGTGCCGCAGCTTGAGCCTGTGCCGCAGCTTGAGCCGCAGCCTGTTCCGCGAAAGCGCGTTCTTGAGCGGCGCGTTCAGCGGCAGCGCGTGCTTCTTGCGCACGTATATCATTCAGTTCGGTTTGCTGTCTTTGAGCGGCGGCTTCTGCGGCTGCGGCTTGTTCCGCCGCAACTCTTTCAGCTTGCGCTCTTGCAGCTAGTTCTTGGGCTGCGGCAACACGTTGGGCTTCTGCGGCGGCAGCTTGTTGTGCAGCTACTTGTTCGGCAGCCAACTGCTCCGCAGATATTTGCGGCGCGGTAAACCCGTTAGTAATTGCTCCGATAAGGCCGTAATCCTCCGCCATATACGGAGGGATATCCGCGATGCCGGTAGTGCTTTGGTAATCGTAAGTGGGGGTAGGCTCAGCAACAGGCGGGAAATACTGCCCTATGGCAGCGGCAATGTCCTGTTGGAACGCAGGGCTGTTGAAATAGTCCGCGTCAAACTGTGGCATGTAATAATCTTCATACATTACATCATACCTTCCGGCGGTATTTCAGGTTGCATTTCGGTTGGCATCTGTGCTTGCTGAACTGCCTGCGCCATCTGTGCGTTCTGCGTGGCCTGTGCAGCTTGCACCGCCGCACGATCCATCTCGCCCTGCTGGCGCAGCAACTCACGGTCGCGCTGCATCAACGCTTCGATGTTGGCTGTGTTGACTTGCGCGCCGTACTTGGCTTCAATCTCGGCTGCCTTAATCATCATATCGGCATCGAGTTTGTCGCGCTCACGGTCATCCTTGCGCAGCATCTCTTCACGCTGCAACTCAAGTTCAGCCGCCTTCTTCTGGATGTCCGCACGAATTGCTTCCATCTGAACCTGAGACAGCATCTCTTCCGGTGTCGGCTGCGGTGGCGCAGGCGGTGGCGGAGGCGGCATCATGGCTGGGTCTTTGAAGAATACAGTCGGGTCTTTGTAACCAGCCAGCGCCATCATCTGGGCCAGCGTGTTATAGTAGCCCTGCATGTCCACCAGCGGAGCGCCCATCTGCATCAGCATCTCTTGCTTGGCAGCGACTTGGCCTAAGAACGCCATCTTCTCTTCGTTGCTACCAGTCCCGATAGCTACGTTGACGACGACATCCATGCTTGCGTCCCACACCCGTGGGTCAATCGGCACGAACGTGTTGCGCAGACGCACCATGCGCGGAGCGTCTTGGTTCTTGGCGATAAGCTGCAACGACTTGCGGAACAGACCTTTCATGCCCGTCTCGGCGAATATACGGCATATCAGTTCGATATGTTGCGCCGCAGCAGTAATCGTGGCCGCGACAGCAGCGCGGGTCGAAGACTGAAGCGCATTCGCATCAAGGCCAGACGCGGCCTTGGAAATACCTGTGCGGTTCTCGCGCAGTTCGTCCATGTACTGCAACATCGGGAAGGCTTGCTGCCCGACGAACGGCATCGTGAACGGCTGCACCATGCCCGGTGCGCGCATACGGATGATGCCACCGACTTCGGTGTTCATCACGTCTTCAAGATTGACTTGGCCTTCGACAACACCCGTGCGTGGGTGGATCGACTGAGCCAAGCTGTCCAGCGTGTTACGCAGGATATTCGACTTGATAAGCTGAATGTCCATCGTCACGTCGGCAATCGACATACCGAAGAATGTGTGCGGCTCTGGATCAGGGCAGAAGTCTACGAACGGAATAAAGTCGCAGGGTTCGTAGTGAAGTATCTTGTTGGCCGTGCCAGCAACGCAGACGCGGCAAAGTTCCGCAATCCCGTCGCCGTCCATGTCAACATACACATAGCCCTCGATGTAAAGGACTTTGCGCGATGTCGTATCTGTGCGGCCTGTGATCTGAACGAACGCTTGCGGGTTACGGTCAAAGGCTTCTTGGTTGCCTTCAAAGTCATCGAGCGTTTCGTAGCCAAGGTCTTGGACCTCATCGAAATCGTAGCCCATCTTCACAAGATCGGATACGGTAACGTAGCGACGGTGGGCTACAAATTCGGCTGTCTCGATAGAGCGCGCACGGCGGTCAATCAGGAACTCTTCGGGCGGTACGGACTGAACGCACAAACGGCCCTTCTCAACTGTACGAACAACAGTGCAGTCGTATGTCGCGGGTGGGGGCGGGGTCGGCATACCCATCATTTCTGGTGGGACCATCGGCATCGGGCCGTAGGTAATCTCTACGTCCTTGACTTCGATATTCTCATCGGCCTGAAGGACCGAGAAGGTAGCCTCGTCCAGACCCGTGAAGTAGTGGGTCGTGACATCCTTCTCGGTATTCCACCAAACTTTCATGATACCGTTCTTACGGATCAGCGCGTCCTTGAATGTGGAGTAGCATTCATTAAATAGGTTGTTATCGCGTGTCAGGCAGTAGTTGACGTAATCCGTCGCTTGCTGCGCACTGTCAATATCTTCTGGGCCGTTCGGCGCAAACTCGACGACGTTGTTCGCCGCGAAAAATACTTTCATGATCGACGGCATCATGGCCTGTACAGTATCCCGTACATCCATAGACATTGCCTGCGACCGGCCTTCCTCTTCGTTGCCGAAAGGTTCGCCCTTATAGTACTGGCCCGCAAGCGCACGCTCCGGCGAGATTACATCGTCGATGTAGTCCTGCGCGTCGTCAATCTCGGCGGTGATAATGTTCTGGAGTTCTTCTTCGGATACAGGGTCTTCTACCTGCTCGTCTTCCATCTCTGGCTCTTCAATAGAAACTTCCGTACCGTCGGGAAGTTCCATCGAAGTTTCATCGGACATATCTTCGCTGTCGTCGTTTTCAGAGTTGGCGTTGGGAACACCCGTATCCTGATACATACGGTTGTTCTTAGCCATCTGATCCTTAGTCGGCTTACGATTATTGCGATATGCCATATTTTAGCCTTACTTCTTTTTTGACTTGCCAGCTTCGGACAGGGCGATAGCTATAGCCTGTTTACGCGATTTAGCCAAGGGAGCCTTTGCAGGGCCTTTAGGATTTACGCCAGCGTGCAATGTGCCGCGTTTATACTCGCCCATGACCTTGGCCACTTTCTTGTCGGCCTTAGTAGGTTTCTTCATTTTGACTTCCCCTTGTTTCGGGTTGATATGGCTTTGGCTTTGGACTTCGCGTCTGCTTTAGATGACGCACCCCACGCTTGCAGCGATAAGAGAAGGCGGGTTGGTTCGCCTTTCGCATTACGCTCCGGCCCCGGCATATTGCCCATACGCGCTAAGAATGACGCCCTCCGTGGATTATCCCCTGATTTAACAGGCGCTTTCAAGTTGGCCCCTTCGGTCTTCTTGAAGTGGCTACGTCCCGCTTCATTCAGCCCGCCCTTCGGATTTTGAAAACGCTTCGCAACCATGCACCCAAAACCTATTTCTTTGACGCATACGCGCCGCGCTCACTCAAATACACGATGGCCCGATAAAGAATACTGGTATTTTCTCTCGCGTGGCCTAGCATTAAATTACACATCGAACAAAGTATGCCGCGCACATCACCCGTCTCGTGGTTGTGATCAACGGCATCTGGTCGCTTTCCCTTATACTCTATTGTATTCGATATTTCTACCTCGCAAATAGGGCAAGCAAAATTCTGGTTGGCGAGGAGTGTTTGGTACTCATCGACGCTAAGACCGTACCGGCGTTGGAGATTACGGGCGTGATTGTAGTCTGGCTGGGAGTCTCTGAAGCGGCGTTGGTGTTCGCGCACGCACGGCTTACAGGCGCGTCTCTGGAAATAGAAGTCATCAGTTGGCTTCTCTTCGCCACATTTTGGACAAGTTTTCGTTTCCACGGGTACGCTCCCTACGGACGCCTATAACCTAAAGTTTGTGGAAAAGCAAAAAAGCGGGGTGGCGGCGTTTCGAATGAGATGGGAGTTGCATATCATTCAGTCGCTATTACCGGCGGCACAGCCTCGCACACCCCTTAGCACCCAAGACGCCCGGCAGGAGAGGGAGAGAGAAAAAACCTGCCGAGCAAAACAAATATATCACATCTTTTATTTATGTCAAACTACCCCCTTAATATTTCTACGCAGTGCGCCTGACTTGTTGGCCATTGAATATCCGTGCATGATGGTTGATATATCGGTGGCGAGGCACAAGCATAAAGCATCCGCCTTGTCGGGTGACGGAAGCCCGCGCTTCTTCATGCTCTCTTTACTCTCCACCTGCATCTTGCCCGACGAGGTAAAGGTGTAACGCGGTGACGCCAACTCGGCGAACAACTGTTCGTCCTTCGGGATTTTAACGTCACGGTTCGCCAGCCATCCTTTGCATTTGAACCACAACTCGGCGCGTAGGTTGGCGTAAGTTCCTTTGAGCGCGGGGCTTTCCGCAACGTTAATCCCACGCGCTGGCAGACCCAGTTCGCGCAGACGGTCAAGGACACCCGCCCCCAACCCGATGCTATCGACCAGTATCTCGACTGGCTGCTCCGATGGCGTCAGCGCCTCGAACTCGGCTACGACTGCGCCGGTTAGCTGCATCAGGTCCAGACCTTTCCAAGTCTGTATCTCCTCAACGACCGGGCCGCGCCGCTTGGCGAGTGCGCTTGCGTCGGAACCCATACGCGCAACGTCTAAGCCCCATACGCTCTTGGTGTTCTTGGCAATCTTGATCTCGCGGTTCATGGCACTGTCAATCAACTCGACCGGGATGACGGTATCTTCTTCACGCGGCGGGAAGTTACCGAGAACACGGACATGGTAGGCCGGGCTGTCTTCACCGTATCGCAACTGCATCTCTCGGACGAACGCATCGGATACGCGTGGGCTGTCGAGGCAGCTAACGTGGAAGGTTTTCCATTCACCCTTCAAACGGTTGTGCGTGTCGTAGAATAATCCGGTGTTTCGCGTAGGGTTTCCGAGAAGAAGCGTCGTCGCATTGTGGCCAGACATAGAACCGGACGCCGCTTCATACACACTTTCAGGTATACCGGACGCTTCGTCTGCGACGAGCAGCACGTTGTCGGCGTGGATACCCTGCAAGGCTTCGGGCGTTTCCGCCCGGCTCGTTCTGGCGGAGATAAAGGCTTCACTCGATGCGGCTTTCAATTCAATACGGTCGGCCTTGACTTCGATCAGAACCTTCAGCACTTCCGGCAGTTCATTCACCCATCGCTTCAGTTCCGCGAACATCGCATCGAACAACTGTGCGGATGTTGGCGCAGTCACAACGACCTTCACCGGATACCGCGTCAGGAAGTAATGCAGCATGGCCCAGCTTGCGGCTGTCGATTTGCCGACACCGTGGCCTGAGCGAACGGAGATACGGCGCTCACCAGAACTAATCGCTTTCAGAAACTCGATCTGCCACGGGTCTGGCTTAGTTCTCAGGATATCGCGCACGAACCCGACGGGATCATCGCGGTACTTCTTCAGAAACTCCAAAAAGAAGTTTGGTTCAGATTTCGTCATTCTTATCTCCCCTTATTACGCGTGCGATTGTTTGATGGCTAACTGATATACCATGACGCTTTGCTACGATAATAGCAATATCGCGGTAGCTATGACCTTTAACGCGTGCGGCTTTCATTGTTATCAATGCGTCCTGCGCGTTTGGCTCTGGGTGCAGCTTGGCCTTGCGGCCTGTGCCTGACTTCTTAAATCCAAATGGCACTTTGCCACCGACATATCCGCCCTGCGAACGCTTGGCTCTCTTACCGGCGGTGACACGTTCTCTGATACGGCGGCGCTCCTCCCCGGAGAAGACGGCCATGATCTCTAGCATGAAGCGTCCGTTCGGGTTGGCCTTGTCCATCACATTGCCGTAGCCGTTGATGATGAGATTAATGTTCGCCGTCTCCCAGTCGGCAATCACGTTTAGTGCGTCCCGTGCGTCACGGAACATACGGTCTAGCTTCGATACGATAACAGTATCGCCCGGCCGGAGGAACGCCAGCTTACAGCCTTCTTCTCGGCGTAGCAGTGGGACACCGCCAGAGACGCCGCGCTCTTCGTATATATGCTCTAGTTCCAAATTATGTGTGAGCGCGATGCCTTGGATTTGGCGGGCTTGATCATCGAGCGATGTGTTCTCGATCTGGTCTTCAGTCGAGACGCGTGTGTATCCAAAAACTGCCAACGTATTTCTCCCGTTTCTTGTTGTGCATCACTGTTACAATTTATTGTTACAACTTGGCAAGCAAAAAGTTAGAAATTTTTCGGACGGCATTATGTTAAATACAAGGGTACAGGGGGGTAGGGGCTACATTTCGGTGTCTGTTT